TCACTGGCGCCAATTTCCTCGCCGCCCTTTATCGCGCTGCATACCTGGCGGACGGCGGGACCACAGTCCTGTTCCCGGTGACGACGGGGGCGCGCGTCAAGCGGCAGAAGGTGGACGTGATCGAGCGCGAGTTCTTTGATGATGGGGCCGATAGCACGGGCTTCATTGACCCTGTCATCAATGGCTTGATGCGTGATTTCCTTTGCGGGGATGTCAGCAAGGGCCTGTTTTTCCAGAGTGTCGGAACATGACGCCCAACGCCATATCGGGATCAACTCTATCCATCGGCTACCGGGCAGCGCCACGATCAAGATGCGCCGCCTTGGTGTATTCAAAGTGCAGTGACCGAGGCGGAGGGGTTATCCGAGGCACCTAAATGACAGACTTCTTCGATGACATGGCCCAGGTGGCCACCGGCCTTCTAGCCCCGTCTGATCAGGGCGGGTTGGGGGCGGTGGGCGTCAAGTATATTCGATATACCCCCGCTGCCACGCCAGCCAATCCATGGGAGCCACCTGCCGCACCGACCGCAACAGTCATCCCTATTCGGGCGCAGGCATTCGGTATATCGAAAGAGCTTGTCGGGACGGCCATCGAAGGCAATGTGCTGGTTGCCACAGACGAATACGTCATATCCGAGCGCATCCCTGGTGGCTATCAGGTGGGGGATGTCATCGAACTTGATGGCGTGCCCGTTACAATCCTGTCTGTGCGGCGCTTCCCGGCGGCGGGTGTTCATAGCGCGGTGAAGTTTATCGTAAGGCGTTGACAACGGCAATTTGCGGGGGCATGGTGGCATTCTCACAAGATGGAGAATGACAATGCCGACTTATGCAATTCCGCCTGAAGGGTGCTCCAGCTACCTGACCGCAGGGAAGCGGTATGAGGTTTTGCGCGAGGAAACTATTGGGGGCTTCTACATCACGGACAACGATGGTGATGAGTTATACTGCCTTTGGGATGGTTGCGGACACCTCGACGGCGGCGACTGGACGCGGGAAGAAGTGACGCAAGACGACACGGAGACCCTGCGGGATCGCTTTGCCATGGCTGCGCTACAAGGTGAACTTGCGGCGCAGGACGATGATGATATTCGCCGTGATTATAGCGACGGCGACGGCGTGACCAACCTCGCCACTTGGTCATATTGTATTGCCGACGCCATGATGATCGCTCGGAGGAAGGTGTGATGGTTGATTTTATCAGAAAGAGCGTCGTAATACTCGCAGCCTTCGCAATCCTTGGCGCGGCGTTGGGCGTTTTTGCCGGGACGATGGTGATGTTGTTCCGGCTCCTGACATGACCACGCAACGCCAACTTGATGCCATGTTGAACGAGCTTAGGCCGCAATTGCAGGAAGCCCTGCTTGCGGCCTTTGCCGATATGCAGTCAGGTGTCGATTATCCGGCGCTGGAACTTGCCATTGCGCAGCGGGATGCCGCTGGCGTCGAGGCGGCGCTCAATATCGACGATGGGCCGTTCGCGCCGTATATGCTGATCGCGATGACGATCTATCTGCGGTACGGGCAGAGGTTCGGGCCGACATTGGGTGTGCGGTTTACACCGAACATGCCGGTCATTCAGGCCGACATCGCGGATGCAACCGCACGCATGACCGAGGACGCGCGCCAAGGCATCCGGGATGCAGTCGAGCGGCGCATGATGTCGGTGGATGGGGCAAATCGCCGCGAGGCAGCCCGCGCGATCATCCGGGAAATCAAACCCATCATCGGGCTGTCCCGCCCGCAAATATCCTATGTCGAGAGTATGCGTGAACGCCTGCTATCCGGCGATCCAGAACAAATGCGCGCCGTTCTGTCCGGGCAGAAGCTTCGAGATAAGCGATATGATGCGCTGATCAAACGGGCGATAAAGGCGGCCAGGAATGGTGATGCGCCCGTGCTAACTTCTGCAAAGGTTGACGAAATAACTGGAAAGTACGCCGCAAGAATGTTGCGCAAACGCGCAATGGAAATAGCGCGGGCGGAAGTCGACCAGTATGCCGAGGCAGCCAAGTATGAGGCTGCCGGCAAGATCGAAGGTGGGGCCATCAAGACGTGGCGACACTCGTCAATCTACATCAACGCGCGGCCTGATCACGTCGGTATGTCGGGGCGGTCGGTTCCGCTTGACGAAAACTTCATAATGGCGGATGGTGTCGCCATGCGATATGCGCATGATCCGCGTGGCGGGGCGAAGCACAATTCAAGCTGCCGGTGCAGGACGGATTATTCGAAGATGGAGAAAGTTTGATGATCCCGAAATACAAAATACATGGAGTTAAAGAGGATGGGAAATATACCGTAGAGTATCCCGCAACCGATGATGTGCTTATCCTTATTCAACAGGCCGCGAAATGTGGCCGCGAAGGATTTGATGCCATCGTATATGTCAGAGCTGATCAATGACCTGCCCAACATGCGCCGAACGCCGCCGGAAGCTATTGGAAGCATGGCAGAACCGCCAGATTGCCGAGGCTGTGCGGCAGGCAGCATTAGTGGCTGCGGAGATGGTTGGGGTGAAGCGGAAAGGTGACGAAGATGGAAAAGAGTAAGGAGTATATCAGGGGATGGAACGACGCTATCCGCCATGCCGCCATCATCATCCCTGGTTACGAACATCGCCCTTGCGGAGGAGGGTATCAGCCCCGTAAATCGGACAAGCCCATGGGGCCGCCGCCAATTGTCGGAAGTGGCGCACATAAGCCATGACCGGATGGACTGGAACCGATCCCGTGGCGTGGGCCAAGCGCCAGAAGCGGGCTATCAATGTCCTGCCGGCACGTCTAGTTGAGGCATTCGCCAATGCGATGGCAACGCGGGTGGGTGTCGGGGGGTTTACGCCCGTCGATACCGGCAACCTGTCTCGATCGGTCACGATTTCGGCGTCCCCGATCATGCGTGATGGGCCGGGCTACAATTCGCCAGTGCGGCAGGATTATCGCGCGGCATCGTCGGTGGCCAAGGGTGATGGAAGCGCGTATGTATCATACAAGGCGATCTACGCACATCGTGTGAATTATGGATTCGTTGGGACCGACGTTCTTGGGCGATCATACAATCAAAGCGGGCGTGGATTCAATGAGGCCAATATTGCGAGGTTCCCGGCAATCCTGGCGGGCGTCGTTTCAAAATTGAGGTTTGAGTGATGACCGCTACAACCGCTGTTCAGGACTGGCTTTCGCTTAAGGCGCGGATCGACACGCTTGTGACCGATCCCGTGTTGCAGCGATTTGAGCCTAATGCGGTTGTCACCCCGCCCGCCGGGCTGGCCCCGTTCCTGCTGATTTCCGATGTCCGCAATGACAATGACCGGAACGGGTGGGTGTCGTCCGATCTTAATGAGCGGTCAGGGACGCTGATCCTGGCGGTTCAATGGCCACTGGCGGCCCCTGTTTCGCACGTCCAGCTTATGCAGATTGGCGGAACCATCGCAGACCACTTCCCGGCGGATTTGTGCATGGGCCGATTGCGTGTCACACGGAACGCTGATGTCTTGCAGCCCTATGTCGAAGGCGCATATCGCGTTGTTGTCGTGCGGGTGTTGTGGAGTTCGGTTTGACGCAATGATTGCCAAGCCATTCAAGCATTGTGGCGATGCTCCGTTTTTGTAATTCGGCGAGCGGGGTTCAATTCCTCGGAGTGGCTCCAACCAATCAAAAGGACGCCTAGAGCGTCCTTTTTTGTTTCATTCGTTTCCTGACCACGCAACAATCTTGCGCAACGGGGCAATACTCGCTAAGGTGGCGGCAGTTAAACCGCCCGCCATGCCGGGCATAGGAGTTATGCCCCATGGCCGATCCCGTCGCAGTCTCTGGTTCCAAGATCTACATTGGCCGCAAGGTGGCCTTCAAGTACCCCGTCGTCCTCGCTGATTTCAGCGGCGCAACGTGGACTGAAATCACCGGCCTGACCAGCCTCGGCAGCCTTGGAAACACGCAGAATTTCGTCACGCAGTCGTTCATCAATCTGGGCTTCGATGTTCAGTTCAAGGGCACCAAGGCCGGCTCGGCCATGGAAAATTCGTTCGTGTATGATCCGAACGATGCCGGCCAGATTGCGCTTCGCGCGGCAATCGCGGATTGCTCGAACTACGAGTTCAAGCTTGAGGCTGGTGCTGGTTGCGCGCCCAGCGGCGTTGTCACGATCACGATTGCCTCGCCGGGTGTTGTGACCACTCCGGGCGGTCACGGCCTTTCGATTGGCTCGCCCGTCGCCAT